TTCCAGTAGGTTGAGGAGTATCAGAGTTATTATAATTATACTTCATATATAGATCGAACTCTAGTTCTCCTTCCGGTTCTATATTTAGAAGTATTCTTTGCATACTCTTTCTAACGCCCGTATCTCCAATAGCAATATCTGGACTCTTAAAGTTTGCTTCTATAGCGTCTCCCGTTGTACTATCTGATGTACTTCCATTGAATCTATCAGCTTGTTCCTGTCTATAAACATATCCATCATAATCACCATGATCAATATATTCAGTAGTTCCAAAGTACATAGAATCTGTACAAGCAGGTTTAATTCCTTTAATATCTGCCCATTGAAAACCTATATTACCTTCTAGATTCCTCTTCAGAGTTCCTATAATTCCAAATGTTCTAGACTCAACTCCAGCAGTTGTTGGATAAAAAAGACGATATTGACTTTTTTCCCTGATAACCAGAGAAGTAATATTATCGAAACCCATTGCATTAATTCTTTTCTGAATAGGTTTAGAGACTGTACCAAGTTCAATATCATCAATTCTTTCCGTACCAGCAACTGTTCTTAAACCGTCTGGTGCTAGAAAAATAATATCGCCGCCTACTTCTTGTATCGTACCTTTATCTAGACAACCTAGTTTCCTAGTAATAGGTTGCATCTGAAAGTCTGCAATACTTGTTCCTGTAATCTGATAAATCTCATCTTTAGAGAAGACAATAAGTTTATCACGGAATGTTTTCATCCCTACTACCGGACTATCTACTTTAATAGACCCTGCTCCATTTGCGGCTGTAAAATCATTCTCTGCAAACGGTGCGGCAAAAACCACTTCTTGTTTATTACTACCCATGCCTGCGAAGAAGATATGATTTCTGAATACTTCTACACTCTCTGGGTCAGAAGGAGCACCTGTTGCTGTAATAGCGGTAACAGTAGAGCCATCATATGACATGGCAGCATTAGCGCCATCTGCTACAATAATCTTATTTGTTCCATTAAAGTTATATTTAGCAAAAGTATATTTCTCTGCACTGGTTCTCCCTGTTTGTACTGAAGTCCAACCACTTCCTGTACTCTTAGCTATAATAGTTCCTCTTCCCGCAAGAACCATATCAGTACCACCAGTAGTACTGAATAAAGCCGTCATTAACATAACACCTGTACCTGCACCGGATACAGTAGCGTTACTTAATTCATTTGTATCGTACTTTACTGTGCCCTTAATACGGCTATATCCTCCATCGGCATCTGGCTCATAGTTTTCCAAGATAAGAGCAGCACCCGGAGAAATAGAAAAAGGATCACGATCAAGGACGAGTCCTCCATCTGTTGAAACAGCAGATGCTTGTACATTACTAGCCATTACGGTGTATAAATCTCCTCTACAAAAGCTGATACCATAAGATCGTTGGCTGCTCCTGCCTGTGCTTTTAGGATATCCCCTGCTTCTAAAACTATATTAGCTCCATCAATTCTTAGATAACTATCGGCTGCTATAGACTTTGTACTTAACAAGGAGTATGCTGCATCAGAATCTGAATCATCTGTCCACTGTAAAGTAGCATCTACAGCATTAGTTCCATCTACATTAGTTAGCCAAAGCTCCTTTATGATCGCTTTATGATTAGCAGGACAAGTATATACAGTTGTTAAACTTGTACCTGTTAAAGAAACTCCTGCATTAATAATTCTAGTAGACATTAACCGCCCTTATAACTAGCCTTTCTAGGTTGACCGTAAACTTTACCACCACCCAGATAACCATACTTCTTAGTCATTCCCTGACCAAGCTTTAGATTTTCTCTAGGCATAGTCCTACCAATATCCGAATGTAGTTGCCTAACTTTATCATCACCTCTATTAGCATACATTATACATACCTCATTATTTCATCTCTATTAATAAGTTCGATTCTCATTCTTTCAACACCTTCTTGATACTGTCTAAGACACATGGTTGCCATGTCGGAATCTCCTCTAAGCATATAAGCATAGTACTTAGATCTATTTACGATAATATCTTGGTATCTGGTAGCAAGAGTAGGAGAATCATCATAGTCAGATAGCTCTGTATGAGTTGTCCAGTATTCAAACAAAACAGTATAGTTACCCCTATCGGGAATAGGATGAAGACCGAACTTACCATCCTGTGTCGGATAAACATACTCAGGTATTCCATAGCTACTAGAATCAATGGATACGTCTGTCTCTCTATAGTTTCTGGCAAACTCTTCATAAGTGATATGTTGTAATCTTTTTGGATTAATATCTTCCGTTATATTAATAAAGTCTACTTTTGCTTGCGTGCTCGTTGTATTTGTAAGAGTAACATAAAGAGTAGACGCTGTTGCACCGAAAGTAGTGGTATGTACCGTTCCCTCACCCGTATTAGTAATAGCAAAATCTGAGTTTACAACATCAGTTCCACCAGATGAAGTACCTACTTTAAGAGTAACAGTACTTCCCGTGGTTCTAAAGGTAGCTCTGTATTGCCTATTATTTATAAAAGTAGTAATAGTTTGTTGTGCTGAATCATTTTGATCTAGTACTAAAAATCCACCACTAATCGAACTATTAGTATGAGTCCAGTTTGAATCCGCTGAAAACTCATTGGTAGAAACTAGCTGTGTTGGAGTAACGATAAACGTATCGTAGTCAACATGTCTATAATCAGATGGCAAAGAATACTCGGCTGTTCCTGCGGTAGTAGCCTGTGTTCCATCTGAGTGTAGGAAAGACCACTGTAGTTCTGCATTATACACATCATTTATAGCTTGATTAACAAATGTTTTAACAGCACTCTGGATACCTCTAGAAGAAGTAAAGTCTGTGCCGTTAGTAGCTAACGTAATTTCATTTAGAGATTCGAGTACTCTATTTGCTAATGTAACATATGTTGCCATCTACATTTCTCTTTCTTCTGGCTTTATAACTTCTAGACCTTTATCTTGCCTTTTAAGCATCTTATTAATCTGTTTTATATCAGGAAGAATAAAAGAAGAATGCCCACCCAACATTAAACAAACTTTATCAGGAATAACATTATAAGCAACAATAGACCACGATCCTGTATTCATATTTCTATATAGTAGGAAGGATGCGGGTTCTGATGGTCCTTGTAGTAGTACAATAAAATTCTCTTCCTTATATTCTGCGAGCGCCTTCTTTAAACTTATCTCTTTATCACAAAAGATAGGTGGTCCACTTAGCATTTGTCCAGCAAGGACACTGCTATTCAATAAAAGTACTAGAGATAAAATACTAAAAGGATATTTTAAATATTTCATAGTCTTTTTAGTGTTTTATCCAAGGTACTTTGTAGAAGCTCCATAGTACTTTGAAGATCACTAACCTTTTTCTCTAGGCTTTCAATCTTACTCTCCTCGTCATCCTTAGTAACTACTTGAGTACTTCTTGCGTTCCAAACTGTATTCCCAGCTTTAGTAGCAGCAACATATCCATCATGTTTATTAATTTCTGAAATACCTAATTTTTCTACTGCCATTAATTTCTCCTGATATTCTAATGAATGTAATAGAGAATACATATATTAGTACCTATAGAGTAAGGGGGAGAACCCGAAGGCTCTCCCCAATACCTTAGTTATGATCCGTCTCGTCAACACCTGAAATGTCACAGAGAACAGCCCACACTCTAAATTTACCGGCAGTATCTTGAGCACCGGCAGTTAGAACATCAATGGTATCTGCTGTTTTAACCACAAGCATTGCAGCCGCATCAGTAGCATCCATTGGAGCATGTCCAGTCCCTGTAGCATCATAAGCATCAACCCAACAGTCTGGATCATGATGTCCAGCAGTAGAGCCCGTGATACCAAGATCAAAGGTTACTGAATTGGAACTTGCAGTCAGAACTTCTACTCCTGCCGCCATAACAAGCGTCTCAGCAGGAACATCAATCATCTGAATGATGTCCCCAGCAGCAGGATCATAGTCCGATACATCACTGGTATTTTCTACCAAGTAAGGCCTACGTCCACCCGTAGAAGGATGTCCTGACGTACCGCCCTTACCCGTTTTATCATGAGTAGCCATATGTCAATCCTCCCTCTAAGTATTCAGATCAGGGATGCCCTTATAGACACCCGTGAATCCAGTACCAGAACCACGAAGAACCTTACGGCCAAAGACATGCAGACCACGAACGATATCAGCAAACGAATCGGGATCACGAATGACTTCAGTCTTGGCAATAGCCGATGCAGTAGCAGTCGAACTCTTATGACCACCAAGAACAATCGTCTCGCCACTCGTAGTGGATGGGCCAAAAGTATGACTAGCTGCTACGCCAGCCGTACCAACGGTAATTGCGTTAGTTTGGTATAGTGAAAAACCATGGACCTTGCGGCTGGTAACGGCACCGTTCATAAGAGAAGACATGTCTTCACCAGTTACACTTGAATCCATAAGCTTCGCATCAGCCTGTCTCAGAATCTCGTAGAACTGTGGGGGAGCCACAATCCACCGATTATCTTCAGGGACATCTGCTTCATCCAAAAGGCGAGCAAACGTGCTAAGATAGTTAGCACACTCGTTGCCAGTATTACAGGAAATAGCAGACCCAGCCGCACCAAGATTAGTGGTGTCGGTAGAGGCATTATCGCTAATTGCTTTCAGTACGTTGTAATCATACGCCTTCTTCAAGCTATAGGCACCCGAAGAAGTCGAGAGAGCTTCCCAATTGACATGGCTCTGTCTCTCCTCAACATCATCAACCTTAAAGGCAAAGTAGTTACCCTGATCAACGGTCAGAGTAATTTGATTGTCTTGAAGATTCTGAGTGTTGACAACAGAACCACGACTGTAGGAAGACACCGTAACCGAAGGCTCTTTAATAATCTTTACAGTATCACCAAAGTTTTCAATATCTCCAGCATAGTCGGTATTGGTTACAGCTTCTGCAACCGAGGAACGCCGGAAGAATTTGAGAACTTTTTGACTGTAGATTGCTGGAACCCAGTTACCAGAAGGTAGATTCTGATAACCAGCAGCCAAACCAAATTCAGCCATAGTTAAGTCTCCTTATTTGTTATGGTATAATTCTTCCTTCCCGATTTGCCTTATCAATCTCCTTTTCCAGAGACTCATATTCATGCGGCTTTAATCGGGCTATTTCAGAAGAAGTCCAGACTTTCTTTTCGCCTTCACTAGAGCTAGCAGCGGCTCTTTCTGTTCTAGTAACAGCCCTGGCAGCTTCAGCTTCAACTTTTCTAGGTCTTCCTCTTTTCTTTTGACTAATATCTTTATCAGACTTATAAAGATCTACTACTCTAGCGGCCCATTTAGAATCTGTTCTATTCTTGTAGACACCATCAGAGATATTTGAAGGTTGATCTTCCAGCCATGTTAGAAATTCTGGATCACTTTTAATGTCTAGAAAATCTGGATGTTCTGAAAGTAGTTCCTTCTCTGCTGTTCTTACTTGAGCTTCCTGCTCTGCTTTCCGAAGAGAATCAATTCTTTCTTCTACTTCTTTCATACGAGATTCTGCTTCAAGTCTAGATACGGTTTCTACAACGTCATAAACATCAGGATATTCAGTTTTAAATTCTTCCAATTCTTCAGTAGACTTTGGAAGATTTCTAGGAGCGGAAACTTTCTGTTCAGCCAGTTTTAACTTGGCTTCTGTAAGTTCATGCTGTTGGAGCCATTCGTTATTTTTGCGATCATGATAACTTTTTAGATCACTATAACGCTTTTTCCAATCATGCTCCTTACCATCCTGTGCCCTAATTAATCCTTCCATCTCTTGAGTATCTCCACCTGGAATGTCAAGAAGATCAGGATCTGGTGTTTCAGGAGATGGATCATCATCCATAAGTGTTCTCCTGTAGGCATTCTCATATGGGGTGGGCTCTAGCATCTCCTCATCTGTGTCAATATTAGCCATGGTTTACCTCCTATGGGGGCCAAGAAAACTTGGGTATCCCTATTTGGTGTGTATGTCTGGGGCCGATTTATCGGGTATCCAGACT